GTGTATTAGCTACCCACTCAAACCCGCTAGGTCTGCCGTCATCTTCATACAAAGACGTTACACGCCAATACGCCACCCCGTACATTAATAAACTGTCCACGGTGTAACTTATGGTAACGCTGCGTGGCTGTCTTATGTCCGGTTGGTCTAACCAAACAGGGCTCTGTAATTTACGGCCTGTACTTTTTTGTATTAATTCTAAATCTATACTTGCGATAACGCCACAAATTAAGTTACGGCATCTACTTACTGCTGGTACTTGTAGCGCTACGTTTCTATCTATAAACGGTACGCCGCTTGTATTGTATAAACCGCCAAACGTGTAAACACCCGCGCCGTAAGTTTGGGCCATAATAGGCGGCGATAATTGCGCCTCTACGTCTTTTTTACGCAGGCCTATAGTTTGTAGTAATCCCATAGGGGCATTATTGCCTAAAAGTCAAGTATAGGTTTACAGTTTGAGTTTGGGCGTGTCTAGGCGTATACCTTTGCCTCTGCTACAGGTTGCGCCAATATGTGTATCACCATAGCAAGCCCAATAGGTATATCTACAGGCCCGGCAGATTTACGCCTTACAATACGCCAAGCATCTGGGGTCTGTTTAGCTGCGCAGTTAGCCATTTGTTGAATTAGCGCATCTTGCCCGCTATGGCGCAGGCGGTCATTAACTAAAGCGTCGTACATATCGCTACAGGCGGTGTAAAAGGTCTGCCCCGATATATCCCGGGTCTGTACCCCTGCATTTTGTAGCCTTTGAGCGATACTGGCAGTAGTGTATTTGTCGTAGCAGATTAAACGCGGGTAATACATATCGGCCCACTTTTTTATAGAGGCTGCTACTAAGACCTCATCTACTGCTACTTGTGAGCTGTAGGTTTCTAGTACTGCTAGGCCTATCTTGCCGTTAGGTAACAGCTGGCCCATTACTAGGCTGGCATCTCGGCGGCTAGGGCTAACGTCAAAGGCAAAAACGGTAAGCGGCCCGGGGCTCATCTTTAGATTTATATCGCTGCTATCTTCAACAGAGCCAAAGGGCCACGGGCTTTGCAAGCTATCTATCCATTGGCTAAGGCTCTCTGTCCTAAATTGCTCTGTAGTCTGCACCGTTAGAGCTTCTTGCAGGGTTTCTTCAGTTATTAGTATGCCTAGCGCCGGGTTAGCAGCTGCCCACGCTTTACGGTCATCTAGGGCGCAAAATGGCGGGGCGCTATATTCGTAATAGCCCAAAGAAGGCGGCGGGTTACTCTGGCAGCGCTCCCGTAACTCATTAAGCGTAATACTAAAAGCATCACCGGCGTTACTAGCCATAAGTGTTTGACTATTAGGCCTAGCGCGGGTTACAGGTAAAGCAGCTGCGTAGGCTTCTTGGTCTATTTCCCGTAACTCATCTATAAACAGAAAGTCAGCGCTAGCACCTCTAGAGCTATCGCGTGTAGCAGCTCTAACGTCTAACCTAGCTCCACTTTTTAAGATAATAGCCTCGTTACCATTTGTGTATAGTATTTTTTTAAGGTCTTTTTTTAGCTCCGGGCTATCTTCAATAGCATTAGCTACCTCTCTAAAAGTAGTCAAAGCCATAGACCTAGCAGAGCTTATTACTATGTGGTTACGCTCATTAAACAAAAACAAGCCCGCTAAAATACGCATACGCGCTAAATGAGTCTTACCGTTTTGCCGGGCGCATATTGCTAGGTTTGTACGTCTAATAAATTGTTTATTTTTATCTATTGTGAGCATATCGTCTAATACGAAACGCTGCCACGGTAAAAGCGGTAGGCCGATACGCTCGGCAAGCTCTGCAACCTCACCGCCCCTAGTAGGCCCTGATAACAAAACGTTATGTAAGCGTGGTTGCACTAGCCCCCGTAAGGTCTGTTTAGGTTTGGTACTCATTAGTCTAAAGGCTGTGCAGGCTGGCCCAAACAAGGCCCGCTTTGGGTCATTACAGCGGTTTTCGGGGATATATTGCCAGAAAAGACAGGGGGGGTAGCCGTCTTGGCTAAAAAAACGCCCTGTGACTTATTGCCTTTAGATACGTTACAGCGCTTGCAACAGGCTACCGCGTTATCAAAGCTAAGTACTAACTCTGGGGCTTTACTAACAGGTATCACGTGGTCTACTTGGTCTGCATCTGCCCCACAGTAATAACAGGTGTAGCTATCTCTAGCTAATACTTGGTTTCTAAACTTATACCTGTAAGCCCTGTTTAATCTAGGGTCACCGCGTTTAGCCATTAGTACCAACCCCGTTTCTTATAATGAGCCCAAGCCAAACACGGGCTACCTTTGTATAACTTATGTTTAGCTATGTACTTTAGCCCTAAGTCTATCTGTTTATAAGGGTTGGTTTCTTTCATCTTTAACAGCTGTGGTATGCCATAAGCTGTAGAGTTTGGGTTTTTAGCTTTAGGTCTCCAGTTACTTTCTTTAGTCCATAGCTTTTCAATACACTTAAACTCTTTGTATGAGCCTATCTTTATATGAGCATATATTTTATAAGCATCTATAGCGTTTATATCAGCGTTAGCCGGAACTTTCTGTAAAGATAGGCAGCCTAAGAATAGGCATAGAGCTACCCCTAGATTACGCAGCTTGCCCGCGCTATCGCCCTTCGGGGCGCTGCCTGCGCGCAGTAATCGTACCGGGATAGTCAAGCATAAAGCTAATATGTGGATAACTTGAGCGGGGCTTCGGCGTGTTGTCCACAGCTTTTTACACTCTGTGGATAACTTAATTGCGTACCTGCCGGGCTTTATCCACATCTACCAACGTTATATCTAGTAGCCCACAGCGTGTGCATTGTAGGCATTTAACGTTAGGTGGTAGGTGGTCAGATACTACGCGCTCTAGCTGTAGCGTTACGGTTTTGCATTGGCGGCAGTTAGCCTCAATATAAAGCATAGTTTTTAACCCCATTATCTAATAATTATTGGCTTAAAATATGGAAAAAAATCAGAGGCATTTACAAATACATATAGCTTTTTTAGCTCATCTTGTCCTGGGAAAGTGTACATAACTGGCCTTAAATCACGCAGCATTTCTACGTTTAGCATTAATAAACCGTCATCATATCTAATTAAAACCCTGTGGTATGAGTCTGGTAAATCCCTGTGTAAAGGCAATAAGCTCATCTGTTGCACCTTTGTAAAAGGTATTGGATAGGGCTCACTACTTGGCTTGTCTGCCCATTTTATCTCTAAATCGCCTATGTAGTTTTCACGGCCTAACCCTTGTATTTTATTTATGTGGTAATCAGTAAAATAAAACTTAGGCGTAGGGGTCAAAATCCAAGGGTATTTAGACATAAGGTACGCCGCCACTCTAGTTTGACGGTCTTGGCCTTGTTGCGTTTCTTTAATTGGTTGCACGGTCAGCCCTCTCAGTATCACTTAACAGCTCATCTGGTACAGGCTCACGCTCTGCTATGGGGTCTAGGTTACGCCCTGCATCTTGCATAACCTCTGTGTAATCATCTGGGGCTAACCACCTATCACCATATCGTTTTAGCCATAATGGCTGGCATTGACTAGCTTTTACCTTATGTGGGCATAAATAACCCTTGTAAGGCGTGCCAGTTTTATTTGACGTGCCTTCAATTAAAACTCTATGGCCGTGTTTACATATTGGCGGCTCTGGCATTGGTTCACCCGCCCCTAGCTTGGCCTTTAACGCGCTTATTGACTCAGCGGCGCTAGGTACTGCACCGCCTGCCCCGCGTGTCTGTAATGGGGCTTGGATAGCCTCTACCTTCTCCATATCTTGCCGTGTAGGCCTACCAACACCGCCCGGGCTTAGCAAGCCAATAACACGCCCATAGGCAGAGGTAACGCAATTTTCTACCCAAAAATTAGCATTTACGCCACGTTCTGACCTGACCTCTAACGCGTAATCTACAGCGCTTGGCTTATCATCTTCGTAGTTTTTATACGCCTCAGCTCTAATTAAGATATAACCGTTTTTTAAATCTATGTCCTCTATGTAGGCTACTAAGCGTAACCCGGGAAACTCAGCCCGCGCTCTTTTAATCCGCGCGTTTACATCTTCATAACCGTCTAAAAAGCTCATTTAGTCACCTCTTTAAGCGCCTTAGCTATATTGCGCCCTCTTAGGTAGCCGTCACCGTGGCCCTCACGGTATCCCGTACGGTAGGCCGCTAACATAAATAGCCCTACTATTAGTACAGTTAATGTAATTACTGCTAAATCAGCTAACATAAATCACCCTTTGTTAAGGCTGATAAAACTACTACACTAAGTAGCCCTCTCAGCGTGTAGTAAAAGTATGACCTATACGTAAGACATATTGCTAGCTTTCTAGCGGCGTGTCTTTATTTGTGTCTTTATCAGCCTTAGATTTAAGCCCATTACCAGCAAGTACCCCGCCTAGAGCGCCTGTTAAAAATATAGCTAGGGTCTGTAACAGCTGTATAAAATCCCTATCATTTGGCGCTTGCTGGCCTATTGGCTGTGTTACAAATACTAGGGCATATACCGCGCCTGTAGTTATAGTTAAAAAAGTTACAGCTAAAACCGCGCCTATGAAAAAGATTAGCCGGGCGTGTATGTCCTCGGGGGCTAATTTTGTACGTTGTTTACTCATTAGGGTTAATTAAGTCCTTTGTACAAACGCCCGTTGCTCTGCATTGAGGCGGGTTACACTCTGGCTTTTCCCAGTTTTCATAGTTTTGGCACGGATACCTAACCCAGCCATTATAGCCGCACCCTGCTAAGAGCATTGTAAGTACCAGAGCCCCTAGCAGGGCACGCACTATTTAGCGCCTATGCCGTATTGCTTCTCGTTGGGCTGTACTGCCTTTACTAACGGCCCAATTAACCCAGCAATAAAGGCGTTAGCCAATACTTTAGGGTCTGTAATACCAGACATATAAAGAGCTGCAACGCTTGCTAGCGCGGCGCGCCCATAGCTGTATAACGCTGCCTCTATTTGTTTTTTATTCATTTACCTAACCTGCTCTGCCCCTTAGTCGGTTAGCCCTTTGCTTAACTTTAGTATGCGCTTAGCCGCTTTTTCTGCATTTATGCTAACCTCAAAGTGCATTTCATCTTTACGGTTACGGTAATCCCCGCCCCACGTTAGGCCATACTTTTTGGCTAGCGCTCTAATCATAGGTACTTTTTCGGCTGGAAACGTGCCCACAGCTGCTAGCGGGTGTTTAGTTGCGTTTAGGTCTATAGCTGTACCGCTGCTATGGCAGCTTAGGCGGTCTGTACTGCCGCGCACCATACGAAAAGCATAGCCCCACTCATCTAGCGCGCCCTCATCTATTGGCTCTATTAGCGCGTGAAACTCAGCGGCAAAACCTACTAACAAAGGTGCTACAGCCTCAGCGCATCTAAGTTTTCTATTAGTGCCGGGTACTTCATAACTCTTTATGCCAATTTCTGCCGGGTCTTTACTGGCAGGCCAGCCGTTATAACTTGTTAGCATTATTTAGTTATTTTGTTCCAAGACCGCTAAAATTGCCTTAGCCTTAGCGCACTCAACTATTTCAGTTTTTAATAAATTAGTAACTTGGTCAAATTGCTGCAAAATTGCTAGGCGCTCAAGTCTTTCCATAGGACATTTACGAGCTGCTTCTTGAGCTTCTACATTTTTTAAATGCACTAAATCATTATCCCAATTACCATCAAGAGTAGCTAATAAAGCATTGTAGGTTGCTATATTTGTTTCATAGCTTGCTACTTCTAATTGTCTAACCTCAAGTGGCGTTAATTGCACTACTTCATTTTCTTTAAGCATTGTTGTCCTTTTTATAGTGGTGAAAAAGCAACGCCTCTTGCGTTGCCAGTTGGAAGTGTTGCGGCATTTGCGTATTTAGTTCCAAAGCCTGATGACCAAGGGTA